CGCAGTTCCCCACCATCAATATTGATACGAGAGCCAGCGTAACGTGCAAATAAAACCCAATCTTTTTTCTTGCACCATGGTCCGTTAGGAAATTTGTCCTCGTCTTGATAAGCATCGGGTCCAACTTCCATAACCAAACCGCAGTTAGTTGCAATTTGAGATTCTGTTACAGTTTTATCTGATAAAATAATTCCACCTTTTGTTTTTTCTTTAGCCTTGTAAGGTAGAACAATAATTCTCCAACCAGTTGGTTTAGGTATACTCATTTTTTCCAACGGTTTTCTTTTCTTCTCTTTTATTTGTTTAGATTGCTGAGCAGCTTTTCTTTGCTTTATTCGTGCCTCAGCCATGTGCGTAGGTAGTATAAGTGATTCAGTCATTTTGCTCCTGTTTCTTTAGCAGGTCCGAGAGTTCCTGTTCAATATAGTTTAAAGTATCAATTTGACCCAAATGATTCTGATAATCATTCCAATCTTTTACTTGATTGTTGGTAATTATCTCAATTAGTTGGGTTTGTCTAGTCCTAATTATGCGAAATATTTTTTCCGCTAAAACTATTGGGTCCATAAGTTATTTCTTCTTAAATAAACCTACAGCTCCTTTCGCGCCCTTAATGCCGAAACTTGCTGAGCAGGCAATATATAATAAGTGTTTATAATAATCTGGGAGAGATTGCAAGGCAATAAATCCTTTATGAATATGCTCTGTCATTCCGGGAAAAAATACGAGTGTCGCTGGAGCAAGTAAGCAAATTAAAATTAGCTCATCTTTCCAGCTTCCCTTCATTTGATCTACCGCCGATGCTTCCCAAGCCACTTTCCCGGCGATCTGATCTTGTTTAAGTTTAGTTGCTGCTTTAACTTCTGTTACTTTTAATTCTGCTTTAGCCTTTTTAGTTTCAACGAAACCTTTGACGCCGTCAGCGACGACGCCAAGTAAAGGTTTAGCTAAGAGTTGCCAGACCATAAGTCTAAGCTCCCCCTCCGCCAATTTGACTAATCACAATCAGTACAATAATAGCTACTATACCGGCTTTAATCCAGTCCTTCATTTTCCAGTCCGACCACTCTTTAAGATGTGACCAGAGATCTTTAACTAAGTTCATTATTCCTCCTAGTGTTCGGTTAAGTCAAAATCTGGTTCAAACTCAACCATTTTTTTTGGATCTAAAACTTCCTCAAGTTTTTCTAATGCATCTTTTATATGATGTTCGCAATTTAAGCAACCACAATGACATTTACCGCCATTACTATGGTGACATTCATGTTCACAATGCCTACAAGTAGCCATTAATGTATTGTCGCCTTTTTATATTTGTGGTGCTCTAAATCTTGTGCAAAAGCATAAAACATATCTGAAGTTTGTTCTGGACCCAATATATCTAGATAAATTGTCTTTGCTACAACCATTAATGACGCACTTAACGCCATTGGATCTTGCTGATATTGATCAGCAAAGTTAAACACTTCATCTAAAATCTGTTTAGAATTATTTTTTATCACTTTTTTAACTTTTTTCAACCTTTTTGCCTTTTTTGACCTTTTAAAGCTACTTCTGCTCTTAATTCAGTTTGATCTTCTTGGCTTTGTATCTTTTCTTTATCCATTTTATCCTTTTGTTCAAGCTTTTCACCTTCAAAATTAAGTTTTTTAACATCTAACTGTAATTTTTTGTCATCATTTTCTTTATTTTGCTGAATTTCTTGTGCACGAAGGTTAAGTTCTTGCTGTTTTAAGTCAATAAGTGGATCAGAATTTTGAGATTCAAGATATTCTTGCTCTTCAGCCACTAATTTCTCTGTAATCTCCACAATTCTCTCTGCAACTTGTTTTTCTATTTCCATTTGGAATTGTTGTTGTAGTTCTGGTGGTACTTGTCCACCAAATTGTTGTGCTTGCTCCTGCATTTCTTGTTCATTTTTTGCCATCACTTCTTCTCTTGCTAAAAATGATATATGTTCAGAAATATGTGCTTGTAATATGCCCATTGTTGGAGGATTATTTTTAACTAAGGAAGATGACATAAATGCTTGGTGTGCATCAATATGTGCTGAATGATTCTGTCCATCAAATGCTTGTAACTTCATCATTTGTAATGCTTTAGAATTTTCCATTCCGGGATCTTCTGGTTGTGGTTGTTGTACAGGCATTAATATTTTATCAATATCCCTTACACCAAGTGCTTCATACATACGTCTGTACGCTTCATGCATATTGTGCATTTGCGGATTAGATGTTGCCATTTGCATTTGTGTTTGTGCCAGCGTTACACGCTGAGACATAGAAAAAATATTCGGATCAGAAACGGGAAGTATATCGACGCGTTCATCAAAGTCTTGTTGTTTAATAACACGATTACCCCCACGAACAGCATAAGGATACTCAGCAGGTAAACTTTCTGCAAGTACTCGTGATAGTAATTTAAATTCAACTTTTTGTGCGTAATGTAATCGTTTATGAATAGCGTTCATCACTTTCGTGCCGCGTTCCATGATTGCCATTGTTGTGCCTACTGGATTTGCTTGTGAGCCTTCGCCCATTTTGTTATCTGCAATAGACGCAAAACGTCTACCTGCATCGACAACAAACCCTAGTAATGCAAAAAGAGTTTGACTTGGTTCTTTATAAGGGATCAACATCAAGGATTCGCGGATCGCGCCTCCCGGTGCATCTACATCCCGAAATTCTCCGGGTTGGAGTGGTTGGTCATCGTCCCTAACTCGCAGCCCTCTAGCTTTAAAGCCTGCGGGGAGATTGGACAACGTACCTGCATCGATAAGTTGTCTAAGAGCAGATGTTGCTGTTCTTGATAACCCCCCGAGCATGTGGATAAGACCAAAGCCATAAAAGCCAAGGCCGGGTAAAAACTTATAGTGAACAAAATATTGTATCTTTTTTCGGAGAGGATCATTTTCTTGATAGTTTCTATAAATAGATAATACCTTTCCAGACCCCTCGTCAACAGTAACAACATAAGGTAGCTTAATACCAGTTGGTTCTCCTGTTTGCGAGTTCTTATCTTCGAATCCGGGTATGTCCAAATCGCAATGAAACTCTAATAGTACTATGTCCTCTGCATTTTGTGTTGATGTAATTCCATCAAGGTCATCATACTTTTCACCAGCTATATTTTTTTCTGTTGGTGACATGTTAACATCGATGTCGCGGTACATACCGCCTACTTGTTTCTTACGTAATTCGTTACCCATGATTTTAACAACGTGTGTAACTCTTTCACAAGATTCCATGTCCGTCGAAACATATGGCATTACCACATCTTCTGCTGGAACAAATTTTGAAACTGCTCTGCCTCTTACAGCATCATAATAAACTTTTTTAAAGGCACTACCCGCTAGTGGTAAATGAAATAACATCTGATCAAGTTCTTGGTCGTATTCTTCCATTTCATAACTAATTTGATAGTTCATGAATTCTTTAACACGCTGTGATTGTTCTTCGATCTCTGGTGTTATCTCGCCCACTATTTGTGTACGGATAGGGCCTTCGGGAGGTAGTAACTCTTTATAAGCTTGCGCTTGAAACTGTGTAACCGTTTCTGCTAGTAATGGGTGTGTAACACCTGTTGCACCAGCAAATGGTTTTGTTCTATCTTCATATTTAAATCCAAGTAAGTCTAAACCGTCTGTGTATGTTTTTAACCAATCTGCTCTTGCATCTTTATCATATTTGTAATCACCAACTAAACTTCCAGATAAAGATTCTAATTCATCATCTGGTATTAGTTCTGCAAGGTTAGCATTAAATGCACCTTCCATTGATGTATCTGGTAAAGGATTTACGATCGCTGAACCATCGTCCAACATCAATGCATCACCGTTCATCATTGGTTTTGTAATTTCTTGTGCTGAATCTGGAGTTATCTCTAGATCAATTAATTCGTTTTCTCTTTCAATAGCCATTATGCTCCTTTATTACCCGTAAAAATTTCAAACTCTCTTATTACTTCCTCTGGATTTAACTTTTCTATTCTATCCATTTCATTTAAACTATCAGCAGCCCTTAATAATTCTAATTTCATATTTAATATTTCAAATGTGGTTGCCTCATCCATTAAACCAGCTCGTTGTGCCATTATTCCTTCTTTTTCTCGTAAAGGTGGTAATATACCTGTATCTCTTAATTCTTTATCCGGATCATTTTTTTTAAGTTTTTCTAAAACATTATCTTCTGGAGGAAATGGTCCACCGGCTGCCATGCCAATAGGTCTAATCATTTCATCTATGTTCATCATACCGCCCCCTGCTTTATTATCGACAACTGTTGTTGGTCCAGAAATAAACATTTGAATTACTTCATCCCTGTCACTTGCATCAAGACTTCCATTTTCAATTGCCATATCAATCATTTTTATTATTCTACGCAAAGCCGGAGCGTGTGCTTGTTCTGGTCTTCCAGTTCTATCCATAATTAATTGGCCTTGT